TCATACACTCTTCGCGTGAGTATCCCATTCCTTCACATCGGGACATATACTCATCGTGAGTCTCGCCGTCTTCGGGAGTGGGTTCTGCGGCCTCTACTCTGCCCTCCATACAAGAACCGTGTTCTGCACAGGCTTTCTTGTCTTCGCAAGAAGCACAGTATTCCATCTCGGCCTTTTTCTTTATAGGAATACAATTAGGCACTTGCCTACCGTTCTTTTCCTTCATACCGTATTGCTCGTATCCTTCTGTGCATGGGTCGTCTGCGTCTTTTGCCGTTGCGTCGGAAGCGCACACACACTCACCTTCACAGTCACAAGCATCTGCACAACCGCAACCACAAGGACTACCATCTTCTGCTTCTACTTTCTTGCCTCCGCGCCATTGTCTGCAAGACCAGTACCGCGCCTTCCACTTTGGGCCGGGGGAATCGCAGTTATGTCGAGAACGGAATGACTTTCTTCTTTCAGGGTCATCTCTCTTGATTTCCATGTTTGGGTCGCCAAAGCGCACAATTACTACGGTGCCACTACCATTCTTGGTATAGACCCCGAACTTCTTGTTAGCACCGGGTGTTCTGAAAGGCTTGTTAAGAGTTACCTTTCTACCTTGGTATTCTGCTGCTGTAGCGTTTTCTTCACCATCATGTTCACTCCAATCTTCGTAGGCTACTACTTCGCCACCACACCCGCATCCGCACGACATGATAGCATGAGCATCAGGATGATTTATCAATCCTTCTTTCTCCTTCGATAAGACCTATTGGCAAACCACAGCGAGAAACCCCAATTCATTATTCCTATCACCGCAATCATTAATGGGACTACGATATTTCCTTCCATAGTATATCCGCTAACTCCCCATCGTAAAACAGATTAAAATTCACAGCGTATGCCTCATCATATTTTTCTTCTATACTATAGAAATCTAAGTATTTAGTATCCCATTCCATATGATATGTAGTAAAATTATCTTCCATATCTAGTATTGAGTTATTTCGACTATCTAGCAATTCAACCTTTAGAGTAAAGGTAATGTTTGCTTGGCAGGAGAAATCAACGTCAAACTCATTGTAGACCGAAGTGTTGTTCTCGGCCCAGTAGGAAATAGCATCATAAATGTATGCGTAGCAATCCTCAGTTATCTCCTCCTCCTCTTCAGGGTACTCGCAAGACCCGTCTTCGTGCGTAGCGGTTTCGTTGTAGTTAAGAGCCTCTGCATCGGTGCATCCATAGATTGCGTTTTCTTCTTCGCTCTGGTCATACTCAAAGTCAATTATCTCTAGGGCATAAAGCAGAATAGTGCCGTTTTCAACAAGGATATTTATTCTATGCGTACCCTCGGAAATACCCTCAAATGTAAATAAACCAGTATCGGTATTTCTGAATGGCGCACTCATTTCGCTATACTGCTCTCCTTCAAAGGTAACATTATAGTAGACAGTATGCACGTTGTTGCACCACATCTGGTCTAGTATATCTACTGTGACATACAAATCACCATCTACTATATAGTGGTCTGCCACAATAGCCCATTCCTCGTCACACGCGAGCGCGTATGGGTTAAGTTCTGGGTCATCCTCTACCAAATCTACTAGGCTGTCTACTGCGAAGGATATAAAACCCACTTCGTTAAGACCGGCAAGAAGCATAGCAATGACTGACCCTATAGTTATCATTAGGGAGCGTAACTCTTGGAAACGCGCATTTAGTTCTTGGATAATATTCTGCTCACTCATCTCTTCCATCTGCTGCCCCCGGTTGTGAATTTTCTCGTGGTAAGTCGTTTATAGTTACATCTGGCGCTTCCTTCCTCTTTTCGCCATCCTTCTTTGCCGAAGGCAAGTCAAGTATATCTAGTGCTTGGTTTAGTGTTAAAATACCTGCATCATACCCTATGCTTGCTCTTTGCATAATATTTAGTGGGGTTTCGCTGTCCATAGCATCAAATGATACTGTAGGCAACTCTGATTTCTTATGCTCTATTCCCAAGAGATTCAGGTGCATGGAGAACAAGTCTCTACAAGCCTGTTCTAGAATCCTGTGCATTCTGCTAATAGCCTGTACTGCCCATAGGTTAGCATTGTATGTAGCAGCGAAGGTGCTACCCCTCTCTTGTCCTGCTGCTACGCGGGGAACTTGTAGAACCGCTGCGATATCTGCGTTTATGCTATCTAGGAAGTCGCTGCTGTTAGGAAGAGCGTTACCCAAATCAACGTGATGCAAATCAACGTAGTGGGGGAGAACTGGTATCTGGTCGCCTCGCAGCCCCTCAAACAGAGAGATTACATCATTCATAATGGTGTTTAGCCTATCGTGCTGCTCTGCTGGGTCTTGGATGTGCTCTATTGCAGACTTGTCTATAGTGATGTACTGCTTAGTCATGCTGTCTTCCAGAGAGATTCTGTTGTTAAGAGAGTTATACTTCATGCGTATGGCTTGTTTCAAAGCAGTAAAGCGAGATGCACCCCACACCCCGTAGGTCTTCCTGCCCTTCTTGTCTACAAACCAATTGCTTCTGTAGTCAATCCTGATGTGCATTATCTCTGACTTAGGTATAGCCTTCTCATAAGATGTGGCCTCTCTTAGCATATAGGTAACGGGTTTGATGATTGGGCTATCCTTATCAGCGACGAAGTAAGAACCAAGCCCTCCTCTCTCATCAACTATGTTTATCTGCTGTACTGGTAGGTTCTGCAAGTCCGTTAAGCCGACGCCCGCCTTACCGACAATTTTGTTTATGTCGTTACCATACACCATGAGGTTTCTCATAGAGTTAATCATTATGTCATCAAAATCAAGAGTTTCTTCAACAAGGTCACGAATAGCATTTCTTATACGCGCGTTCTTACCCTTGTCGTAGTTAATGTTAAAGTTATTCGCTGTCAGAGAGACTGCCCTTACTGCTCCGTTCAATTCTGGGTCTAGTTTCAGCATCAAGTCATACATATCAAATTCGCTGTCATAGTTGCTATCTTGATTGAGTTTCTCGGTATCTCTAACAATTTCAGGTATGCCTGCTACTGCCTGAAAAGACTTGTTTGTTGGTATTCTAGTCGCTACAGTCTCCTCTTTGTTTCTACCGAAGACTCTATCCAATATGCTACGCTCTGCCATCAATATTACGACAAGTAAGGTGACTCATTAACCTTCGTATTCATTCTTTTTGTATTTTTTCGTTATTTTTTCAGTAAAAAAACGTTATATTGCACTCTTTTCGTTAATTTTTTTAATTTCTTCAAAGGTAGTTTTAGAATAAATAGGGTTTCCCTACTACAACTACTATTGAAAGAATTGAAGAAATAAAAAAACCGTGATACTGCAAGCCTATAATTTTGTTTCTAATTTTATAATTTACTGAAAGAATTACAATTTGTGCGAATGTTAATAAGGGGTTGGGTACACCCTCTGTTCAATGGGGACGTACCGTAGTGGCGGAGATGACCTAATAGCGAAGTATGCGCAAAGTAAAACCTTTACTAGCGTATCTGAATTTGGGAGGTTTTTGCACACAATTGACCCGAGCAGAAGCGCAGAGGCTTGGCGCCTTAAGATAATGCGTTGGAAGAAGAGAACTGGTACGGATATGAAGATAGACCAGCCCCCACCAGTAACTTCTATGGAAGTGTACTATGATAAAGAGTCTGATTGCTATATCTCTGTGATAGAGGGTAGAAACGAACTTATGAAGGTTGATGGTGATACTCACCGCAAGATGAAAAGGGCTTACTCAGACGATGGCTCTAAAATGACTTCTACTGAGATAGCAAGAAATTTCGCAGTACCCGAAGACTGGGTAAAGGCTTACATCAAGCAAAACAAGTGGTCGCACGCTATGGATATCTTTACTGATGAAGAAATCAAGATGAGAAGCATAGAGGACTTGGTTGATGATGCTGTAGTAGAAAAGCGCAGAAATGTAGTCCAAGCAGCAGAAAGAAAGAGATGGAATACTATTACGCGCGAAGCAGACAAGTACAGGCTTCTCAGAGAGACTTTGCTGGATGAATTTTCAGAACTAGCGATAGAGCCTTACAAGGCACCTAAACTATTCACGATGACAAAGGCAGACAACCCATATGCGCTTGTTATCAGCCCTACTGATTTGCACTACGGCAAAGGTGCTTGGGAGGACGAAACTGGTGAGTCTTACAACCTTGAGACAGCGCAGCACAGACTATTTAAGCAAACCAAGGCTCTAATAGACAGACTTCCCGGCAGGCCAGACAAGATAGTAATAGGTACTGGTAGCGATTGGTTCCATGTGGATAATGACTTGGGCCATACCACTAAGGGTACCCCACAAGACATGGCTGCTTCCCCAGCGCGAATTCTCAGAGACGGGTGCCACTTGGCTAGGCAGCATATAGAGATGCTGGCAAAGGTAGCGCCAGTAGAAGTTGTATTTATGCGTGGTAATCACGATAGGCACTCTAGCCTCGCGCTCATGCTCTACTTACAGGCTGTATATGAGAATAGTGATAGGGTAAGTATTACTCACAACTTACAAGAAAGACAATACATGATGTGGGGCAATAACCTACTGGGATTCACTCATGGCGACGGAGTACGAGGTACTGATTTGCCTAGTGTGATGGCTAAAGAGGCAAGAAGCGGATGGGGCGCTTGTGAGCACCACACTTGGTTCCACGGTCATCTGCACCACATAAAACAAACTGAAAAGGGCGGCTGTATGGTGATTCAACTTCCTAGTTTAGCGGGGCACGATAGATGGCACTATAGAAAAGGCTACACACTTAGCAGGGCAGGTTTAATGGCTCACTTAGTGGATAAGGAACTTGGGGTTATAGGGAGTTTGTTTGCTCCGGTGGAATAATGGCGCATCATTACAAAGACTTGATTACTTGCCATTTCTGCAAGAGGATATTCCCTACAGAAAGCGGTACTATGCTTTGGCCTCTGTCTCGTATGAGAGTTTGTCTAAACTGTCAAGAGATGATGTACGATAAATATGGACATGAGTGATATGTGGACTTCTGCTAAATGTAATATTTGCGGCTGGGAGGCTAAGAGTATGCAAATGGCTAAATTAGATGGTCGTAAGTGTCCTTACTGCGGAGAACAGGGGTTGAGGCCGAAATAATGGTATGGGAAGGAATGATAGTTTACATAATAGGGTTCATAATATTGTGGAAAACATCGAGGCAGTAATATGAGTTTCAATACAGACTTCTCAATGGCAAGGTCTAGAGGCGATGTGGAATACTTCTATAAGTGGCTAGGCTATACGTGGGGCGACCACATTGGCGAATGGATGGATATGTATGGTGAGAGAGACGGCAAGCAGGTACACAGAGTATGTGTCATAGCCCCTCGTGACCACAGTAAGTCTACTACTCTACGGGTAAAACTGCTACACTCCGCTCTGTTTGAGAAATGGCGTGACAAGCCTTTCTCCTGTTGGCTATTCTCAGCAAGTAAGGACTTGGCTATACGGAGGCTTGAGGAGATAAGAGAGGATTTGAAGAGGCACCCACAATTAAGCAGGTACCTAGATACTAAAAGGGGTAACAAACTTGAGTTACGTTTTACTAACGGGGCTTGGATTCGGGCTACATCTGTTGGGTCTGCTATCCGTGGTGAGCATCCGGCCTGTATTGCTTTTGATGACGTACTGGATGACACCGGAGACATGAATTACAGCGGCTTGCGGCAATGGTTTAGAAAAAAGGTTACTCCTATGCTATCTCCCGGCACTAGCATATTCGTAGTGGGCACACCAATGTCAATGAATGACTTGTACCACACGGAGATGTTAGAAAACGACACTTGGAAAAGCGATAGTTGGTCTGCGGTGTTAAACTGGGAGGATTTCAAGGCTGACCCTGAGAACGTGACTGCGATAGAGTTGTGGCCTGAATTTAGGCCCATTGACTTCCTACTAGAGCAAAAGCAGGCTATGGGAGAACTGTCTTTCATCCAAGAGTATATGTGCAAAGTCATAGATGACGAAGCCAGCGTATTTCCCAGAACTCTGACTCGCTGCAATTTAGATGTGGATAGCATAATAATGCCTGACAAGAGAGACGGTCTAAAGTATGCAATAGGGTTTGACCCAGCACACGGTTTGGGACAAGACTACTCCGTAATGATATGCCTAGCACAAGATGACGACGGCTTCATACACTTCGTAGATATGTGGCGTAGGAACGACTTTCCACCTGACAAACAAGCCGATATGATGATTGAGTGGAGCAAGAAGTACGGTACACCACCTTTTGCAGTAGAAGCGGTGGGGTTCCAATCGCTATATGATGGTCTTATCTCACAAAAAGGCGCTGTTATTGACTATAGGCAAAGCAAGGTTAGCAACAAGACCTTGAAACAGGGACTAATGAACCGAATGCGGGTCTGGTTTGAGAGGAAACTGGTATCTTTCCCGTATGGCAATGACGAAACTCGCAATAAAGTTAATATGCTTCTTGAGGAACTAGAGAGTCATGCGTGGCGCGATGGGGAGATAATAGACTTGGGCAAGCATAACGACTGTGCTATGGCGTTAGCCCACGCTCTTGATATGTTCACGTATAAAACACCAGATATGCCATCCCTATTTAAAACTATGAAGAAGGGAGAGTGGCAAGGTGGTGCATACTCAATAAACAGAACCAAGAGTTCTACCGGCGGGAGGGTTATTCGTGGCAGGTAAGGGAACTGGTTTACATGGTGGCCGAAACCGCAGAGGTCGCAGAGACAAGAAATTCAATCGACAAAACCCCTCTGTAAGAAGACATGGCCCCAAAGGAAAGCGCATAGTATTCCGCGAAGCAATCGCTTGGGCACTCACAGAGCACTACAGTATTGGCGAGTGGCTAACGAGCAGTCAGATTGCCGAGGCCGCGAACAAGCAAGTTCCCAAGATGTGGACTCAACTGAATGGGTATTCAGTAGGTGCGGTTATGAGAACTTACATCCGACATAGATGCGCAGAGACTAGGATGAAGAACAACATCAAGTATTGGAAATTAATAAAGCCCTTGCCAGAAAATTTGTGAAAAATTCTGCGAGGTGGTTGCCACGTAGTGGCGGCGTATAACGTGATTTTTGGCAGAAAAATAAAAAATTTCGCGCGGAAAAATAGCGCTCTGGGTGGCGCTCAGGGCCGAGGATTCTTTCCCGGCCCCGAGTTTACGTTCAGATCTTTATGAAGCCTCTAGTACGTCGTATCAAGGCTGCTGGCGGCTCCCTCTCCGTAGGTCTTGAGGATGGAGAGGGGCGCATCAATCCCGGTCAGCAGGGCCAGAGGGTCAGCGTAGAGTTTGACGTTCTCCAACTGGCCGAACTGGGTGGCGTGGACTGCCACAATTCCCATCTGACCGGATGGGGTAGCGCCGACGCAGAACTTGACGGGCTGGGCTGAGTAGCGGCCGGACGAGTCTGTGAAGCGGTACTCTGCATCAACTAGGCTGCGGATTCTCACAGCGGCTAGACAGAACAGGGAAGCAGTCTCAATCGCTCCTCCTCTGGTGCTCTGGCTCTTCTTGGTGCCTCTCCTCTTAGGCTCGTCCCTGATGACTAGGGTGAAGCCGTCCTCATGGTCTGAGATGCTAGGCTCATAGGTCATGCTCACGGTGGCCCGGAGGGACTGTGTGCCGGTTGGGGTCGGTGTGTCGCATCCTGAGCAGGTGGGCACCCTGTCCTCGACGTAGGCGTTCAGGTGGCCGCCACATTCGCAGTCGGGGCGAAGTGCAGGGGTTAGGCCGCTTCTCTGGCTTTCTCTGGCCCAGTTCTTCGGCACGAACATCGCGTCCGGTCCGAGCATCAGGTGACCCATGTTTTCGGGCACTACGACGCAGTTCATCGAGCGGTTCAGTACCATCCCTTCACTTCTTAGCAGTCTAGCGTTTTCTGCTGTGGTCAGGGCGTTCATTCGTGTGGTTTCTAGGACAACGCTGGCGTTATTCATGGGTCTGGGGTAGCGTGTCCACTATTAAGTCCTCTTATCCACAAATTACGGATTTCTCAGGATATCCGCAGATTTTCCTTATGTACAAATTTTTACTTACAAATAAAAAAAATCCCTATCTACAAATTAAAATTAAAAAACGAAAAATTGGGATGGGGGGAAAACCACTAACCCCCCACCCGGAGAAAATAAATTACTGGATTTTTCTTTCAATTTTATTTATCCATTGAACTACTGCGATGGGAACTTCTCGGAAATTTCCGTTGCTATCTTTTGCGTAGATTTTCACTCTGGGTCCTCCAAAGTCAAGAGGGGGAGTTGGTCAAGGAATTTCTGCCACATTTCTTCTTTATGAAGATCGATTTTCTTCATGCTCTTCTTGGGGGCTTTCATTCTGCCACCTCTGTGCGCTGGATATCGCTAAGGGTCAATTCCCAGCCTTCCTCGTCGTTCGTAATTATTGCTACTAGGCTTATTCTAACCGTGGTTGTTGCCATATTTTGAGTCAGGACGAGGTTTACTTATAACAACTACTATTTTAGCCGTTAGGCTATCTACAAATTTACCTAGGGGCGCTATCTACAAATTTTTATCTACAAATTTCTGCCGCCCCTATCTACAAATTTTTATCTACAAATAAAATAAAATTCTTATCTACAAATTTTTATCTACAAATAAAAAAATATCTTATCTACAAATAAAAAAAACTGCTTATCTACAAATAAAAAAACCCCCTTATCTACAAATTAATATCTACAAATCAAAATTCTTATCTACAAATTTCTATATCTGAAAAAAAAGTGGCCGACAGGCGGGCGATTCTCTGCCCCCCTGCCGACGTTTCGTCATCAGTCCAAGTCGATGTTTCGGTTGTCTGGCGCTGGTCCCGTTTCGGCGGCTGGGACCACGTACTCGGTCACTCCTCCGCCCTCGTGGGCTACCATGATTACCTCGCCCTCTTCGCCGTGTTCTCCGGCTACTGGGACGGGCCTGAACCCTTCCAGATGGGCGCGACCTTCTCCGACCTCGCAGGCAACGTCAATCGCCATTGTCTGCATGATGTTCTTCACTCGCTGGTCTGTCAGAGTGTTGGCAACCCTCGTCTCCTTGATGTGGCCGTTGTTGTCTATCACGGCCTCATGGTCTTCGTCATCTAGGAGCGATTGAAGCGCACCGAAGACGGTGTTATTCATCACGCCCACGTTGTTCTGTGGCATCTGGTGGACTTCCATCAGGCGGTTCAGGATGTTCATCCCCTTCCCGCTGAATCCCCACGTGTTCTCGATGCCGTGGCGGTCATCACCAACTCGGTTGAAGTTGGTCGTCGCTCGTCCGGTCCTGATGAGGGCGTTAGCCCAGAAGTCGAATAACTCGTCTTCTGTTATCTCGGTGTCAATCATGGCCTCGCACAAGTTGAGATACTCCTCATGGTATGCCTGCCCTACTGCCAACAGGTTAGTCAGTTGTCCGACATTCTCGTGGATGTTCTGATTGTGTCGGAGGCTGAAACTTAGCCTGTTTTCGTAGTTGCTTGACTGTCTCCCGGCGGCAGCGGCTCCAAGGGTAGGAGCGAAGGCGTTCCAGCACATCATCCGCATTACGATGAGGCTGAACTTCAAGGCTGCCGTTCCGTCGTGGCTATTGCTAACCAGTAGGTAGGGCGTAAGCACTTCGTCCTCCCCGCCATTGTTGAAGACCAAGGGCTTCAAGGCTGAATCTTCGGGAAGGATAAGGGCGGCTGCCATGTTGGCTCCTCCCTTGTATTCTCCCACGAATTCCCAGTCTAGATATTCTTGACCCGTCATCTCATGGACTGTCCTGATTGCGTTGCTGTGCTGGTATATCTGGTAGCCCTCTCCAACCTTCCCGAAGGGTAGGTTTGTCTCGGAGTGAACGGTGAACTGTTCGATCTTTTGCTTGGCGTTCACCACCTTCTCAAACTCAGGTATTTCCAGCGGCGCACCAGAGGCATCATACACGCCCTCAACCAGTTTCCCGGTCGGCACGTGCGCCTCCTTCTTTTGCGCCGTCCATTCAAGCCCAGCGGCTTCAATTACCTGCTCCGCGTTCAGTTGCTCGGGTATTTCCAACCCGAACATACCGATTGCACTCGGGCGACTCAGCAGGTTGTGGCCTGCCCTATCGCCGTTGTAATACTTGGATGCGCTCTTCGGCACCCTCGCACGGTGTTTGGCTACGTTACCAGCAGCGACCCTGCCCCTGAACCCGGCTACTCTCGGGGTTGGGTTTGGGTTCACTACGGCATCGCTCTCAGCGTTCTTCTCGGCGACCTCTGCCACGGTAGGGCAGGCGGCCGACGCTAGTGCTAGAAGCACTAGCAGCCCGATTGCTCGGGCTGGTGTTCTTTGTGTCGTTCTCATTGTCGTCACGTTTTCTTCCTCCTTTCGGATGAAGGTTCTGTCGTTTGGCGTCTCTACCCAGCCCTCGCATTGAGTTCGGGGAGGCCCAGTTCGACAGGCCTTCGTGGTCATTTCACGAGGCCGCTTCTTTATCAAGATAGCGCTATTTTAGCCGTTTTTTTAGCGTTCCGAGCCATTTGTAGATAATTCTGAGTATTTGTAGATAATTATTTGTAGATAGCGCTTTTTTCTTATTTGTAGATAATAATTTGTAGATAAGCGCTGATATTTATTTGTAGATAATATTTACACATGGCCCTATCTACAAATTTGTATATAGGATATCTACAAATAAAACAAAAATAAAAAAAACAAATAAAATAAAAATAAAAAAACAAAAATAAAAACAGAAGAAAAATAAAATATTTGGTAGGAGGGGCGGGTCAATAGGTGGCATGAGTAGCCGATCTTTATTAACCTCAGAATTAACTGATTTTTTTCACCCCTCCAAGGAGGAACGTACTCCGCGAACGTACCCTGCTCGCAACTTGGCTATTGCCCATTCACTTGAAAGAGGAGAATTAACTGCTAATTCAAACAGTAAATCAAAGGACGCTTCAGCGGAGGGTGTCAGGTCGAAATATTCGGTGGTTGTTTCTTCTTTGCTCATATCTACCCCACTACGGCTGACTACTTAAGGCTTGTGTTTTCTTATATACAAATTTGTAGATAACGCTATCTACAAATTTACGCAAAACAAAAAATAAAATCACAGGGGAAAAAATAAAATTAAAAATAGAAATTAAATTACTATTGCTTACTCATATCCACAACTCCTTTGTGTGGGTGAGAGTCACCTCTCAGGCTAGGCATATGCTTTAACACATAATTTACGATGCTTGTTTTATCATCTTCAGGAATGTGCTGGTAGGTGTAGGACGAGTTCTGCTCTATCGTAGGGCACTCATCAGGATTTCTGATGTAATGCTCGTAGACGTAATATAGCAGGTATTCTACTAGTTTACTTTTACTGTTGTATTTCTCAGTAAAGGAAGACCAAGCGTCCTCATCCAGAGCCTCTACTTCTGTTCCATCTAAATCAAAGTCTATTTCTTTTTGCAAGTCCCAAACTGCGCACACAACTTGCTTTAACGTGTAAAGCACAGGTTTTGGTCTAATGACTATTCTAGTTTCTCCGTCTACATAGTAGTTGATGGTTCCATGTCCCCCGATTGCCATGTCTCACCCTACACCGCTCTACTATATGAAGGCGTCGCCCCCCTTATCTACAAATTTGTAGATAGGTGATTCGGGCGAGCAAGTAAAAGAAAAATTATTTCAGCCATGAAAAATAACGCTTAGATGAAAATCATGCCTTTCCCTTCGGTGCGCAAGCGTCCCTGAAGCGGGCTTCATCGAACCTTTCATTAAACCGCTGAAAGAATACAACTGCAAGAGTCTCTACATCATTGCGGGTTAATTCAACGGGCATTCTACTTATGTTTGCTGCGAGCCAAACCATGTGTTTTTTGCTGACCATGTGGGGTCTAGTAGGCTTGTCTTTATCAACTTGCCGGTACCCCCCCTTATCTACAAATTTGTAGACAACGCCCCGCCCGGTGCAAAAAATACACTAGGTGTAGAAATTCACACCTGCGCTACGCGCCGACACTTGGTGCAAAAACTACATCGAAAGTTTTATTATCTACAAATTTGTAGATAGAGGTGGCTAAGAGTGGTGTGAAAAGTAAACTAGGTTGTAATTATAACACCGAGTGTAGGCAAAATTACCTGCTGCGCAAAAAAAACCTAGTGCTATAGATGCACTAAGTATTTTGAAAAATATCTAGTGCAAAAATATCATCTGATGTAAATAAAACATTAAATATAAAAAATAAACTAAGTGCAAAATAAAATACCTGATGTAAACATTGCATTAGGTTACAAAAAGCACACCTTCTTATCTACAAATAAAAACCTTACTTACAAATTTGTTTATAAGCCCTATCTACAAATCGTCTGGCGTGCGTTCTCCGGCCGAAAGTACCCTCTCGGCTACCTTGGGGTCTTTTTTTCATTTGTCGGCGTCTATGGGCACGTATCGCGTTTTTATTTGTAGATAAGCCATTTTTGCCAAAAAGACTAAATGCTGCATGAATTTGTAGATATTAATTTGTGGATAGGTGTTTTAGGGGCTGTTTTTCTTATCTACAAAGGGCAATCGGTGGGTTTATTAAGGGGTATGGGGTCAGCCAAACATGGTGGAACAAAACAACCCCCTGTGGAGGATGAGACTATCTCTCCACAACATGACAGAAGCAGAAATATTGAATGTAGCAACCGTTATTAATAACGCGCTAAAAGAAGAGTTTGGAAACAGCATTCTTAACCCAAGACCGGACGTAGGAGGCTTCACACGAGAGTGGATGCGACCTATGAATCTAGAAATAGAGCAGGACCCACAAGATATGTCGTGGACGGTCGAGAAGGACGGCGCATATACTTTTGCGAGAGAGACGGTATGGGAAACCCCAAAGAACGGAGAACAAGCATGAGTGCTTTAACGGTTGATTTAGACGACGTACTATACCGAGTCGCCAAGAGTGGCAACCATGAGTTGCTTCAACAGTTGATTGATGCGTACCCGGAGGCGATATAGTTGTTTCAGAAGGTAAATCTCCTTGACTTCATGGATGCTTTCAGAATGCACGGTAGAGAAAAAGATTATTCCTACGGCGCAAAAGAATGCTTGTTTCATTACCAAGAAAATCTTGAGGAAGACCAAGGCAAGCCACTTGAACTTGATGTGATAGCGATTTGCTCTGAGTGGACCGAGTACGATAATCTAGAGGCTGTTTTAGCGGCCTATGATTTAGAGGGCGTAGAAGATACGGACGACCTAGCGGAATATACAACGGTTATTTGCGAGTACGATGATTCAGGCTCTATTTTAATTCTGGACTGGTAAAATGAATGTGTTTAACGTAGAAATTGACCCGTCGGTTCTTTTAGATGATAATTCATCTGTAGATTTCGATACCTACAAGCGCGTACTAAAAAAAATAGGTAAAATAGAAAATGCCTACGGCCACACCTGCTTATCTGCTGCCACGGCAGTTACTCAGGTTGCTCTAGGGGGCAGTTTAGTCAGGTTTATATAGGGGTACGGGGTCCGGTAATTATGACACGCACTAACAACGAAACAACCAACGACTTTGCTACGCCTGAGCGCAAGGCACTAGCCTACGAAAAGGGCTACTCTTGGGGCTACAAGTTTCAAGAGGTAGACCACGACGGCGCATGGGGCTTTGATACCTCTCTGATGCAATCGTACCTTGACGGGTGCAGAGCCGGAAGCAGAGACTCAAAGAACGGCACACCGCACCATGTCTCCACGATAGTATGGAGGCGGCGCGAATGAGTGCAGCCACAGAGTTCACGGTAGGCCACATCTACCAGAACCGACACAACCACCGCCGAATCACTATTACAGGTGTTGAAATAAATGACACAGGGCTTCGGTTGTTTGTTTCTAAGGAATTACCCGCAGAAACTAGGCCTGTAGCAACGCCTAAAAGAACGGGTGCAATTGACTGGATTCCAGATTTCAACCGCGAGCATTGGATAGATTTAACGCTAATGAATGGACTCAAAATGCAGGGCTACACGACAGAGGAGGAGTGAAAAAATGAAAACAGCAGATGAAATAATGTATGAAGGAACAGAGCATGAAAGAGTCGAGAAATTCTTCACTACGAAGAGTCAGCCGTTCATGGGTACGCGAGGTCACATCAGACGGGCGTTTTCAGCCTTGAGAAAAAAAGGTTATTTTGCCCGCATGAATTTCTGGTGCTGTGGGAGTTGTGCTGTAGCCGATATTCCAGACGACACAGAAAAATGGGTGTTTTTCCACGAGCAAGCCGACGAAAGACTCAGACGCGACGGCGAGTGCTACCTTGGTTGGGGCGGTGATTCAGCAGAGATAATTCAGACTCTAAATGACAATGGTGTAGATATACTGTGGGTAGACGGCGACAAAAGTAGCGGTATGCGTATGTGCAATATCGAACCAGATGACAACAGTTATAGGTGGTAGCCAGTTCGGAGTGATTAGTATGAGTGGACAGACCTACGAGGACGAAAAAATAGACGGGGATATGGAGGCATACGAGCGTGAGCAGCAAGAGCGCTGCGACCACGAGTGGCAAAGAATGGGTGTTCTATGCTGCGAAGACCCGATAGAAAAGGGCTACATAGGAGGCAGCGAAATAATCATGGTGACTATCAGGTGCCACAAGTGCGGTAAAGGACTTCACTTAGAAGGGACGGTGGAATAGATGGCTTGGGAAGTTGCAATCAATGAGACGCACAACGGTGAATTTAAGCGTTATGTTTTCTTCTGTAATACAAGTGATGAACCATTCGGACCAGTTTTCTATCTGAATGATTGCAATGACCGCGTAGCCTTTTACACGGCTTGGGATGAACTAAACTTCCCAGACCCAAGAACATTAACATCTGATTTACTGTGGACTCACATCATACTACTGAAAGAACACTTCGGTGAAGATATATCGGAATACTTGGAAATTATAGGGATGCTCAAGGAGTGAAAAAATGCAGGTTGAATATTGGGGATTAATAGAAGATGGGAAATACCTACAGGCACCTAGTTCTAGCGGGCAAACCACGATACTTCTTTCAGAGGTTATTGCATGGCAGACCACAGAAGAGGGGCGCTACAATCTTCACATGAGTAGCGGCACTATCTTTACATTAAACCCAAAAACACAAGAGCATAAAGAAGTATCACAAAACGCCTTTACGAAATGGATTGGTAAAAAACATTGGTTAGAGGACACAGAAACAAGGAATGGTGATTTAGATGTGTAGAGATTCGGAGACAGGACAATTCAGCCAATGCTCTTGGGAGTATGGCGGATACGGTACGGACATAGATGTAGATTGCGACGGCGATAGCGTTCATG